CCTCCAACCTAAATTTTAGGATTTAGGAACGGACTAGCTTTCGGGCAATAAAACCCCGATCGCATGCTCCGGAACCCAGCGGACTTTCGTCCGCCATCTACCCTTCGTGACGTTCGCCGCGTGGCCCTTATTTAAGGGGTTTAGCGACGAAAATCGACGAAGTTTATACGCGTACACTGCGTGCTCACGAACCTCAGTAAACCGAGGGACGTAGTCGAGAACATGGCACCTAAATCCATGATTTCGATCTAGCGAAAATTCGCTAAGCGGACGCAGAAAACCCCCATCTTCAGAAACCCCATAAGGGATTCTTGGGAAGGGCCTAAGGGGATAGACTTTCGTCAATCTCCTCAGGGCTGGTTCGAGTGCAACACCTCGAATCAGACGGCTACTCAACCGTGATAAGCGGTTGTGTGCGCGTATAATTTCAGAAGGATGTATAACTACCTCCTTCTGGAACACCGGTGTTACGTCATGGCCCCTGTGGAAATGTTTCCCACAAGATTCAAAGAAGTTTCCTTCTTTGTATGACTTTTCACTGTTGACCTCGAAACCACAAAACTCCAGTAATTCAACAACGGAGTTATAGGCCTTCCGGTCAACAATGATATCGTCGCCATAAACGCTAACAACGGAGTCCTTGCTGCAAGTCTCGTCTACTGAACTCGCGAGAGCCCAGAAGATTAGAGACTCTAACTCGAAACAGAACGCATTTCCCATAGATGCAAACTTTTCAGTTCGAATCCACTCGCCGCGAACACATGTAGAATGTGAACGTAGCGAGTCCAGGAATAGCGCCCAATTAAGAGGCAGCAAATGGTAGATAAGTTCTGAAGCTATGGAGTCGGACGCCGCGCTCAAATCAAGCGTGGACAACCCAAGACTATACGCATCCTGCGCAAGCCTTTGGTTGATGGATTGATCATCCAGGTCGACTCCAAATCGCTTTAACCTACGTCGCATGTAGCTGTGAACGCCTTGCTGGAGAAAACTATTTCCAGTGGGCTCTGCAGCGATGCAACGATCGGTCTTAGCGTTCTTCGATACCGTCAGAAACCGCGAACCTTGTACAACCTTATAAGGGTTGTATTCAGGTAAAAAGGCAAACGGCCCCTCTGGGATTTCTCCCAGGAAGCAATAAGCCCAATGCGGATCTGACTCAACAACTGCCCGAAACCAGGGCAATGCTGAGTTGGTAACGGAGATAGTCCGAGAGATCTTATTATCGGGTGTTGCTACGTCTCGACGCAAGTCGAAAGTAGCACCCGGACCCCATTTGCAACTGTCAAGTATAACAGACGGGCGTAAGGTCCCAAGAACAGAAGCTATTTTACGTTGCGCTCTGAAAAGAGCAGCTTCAACGCGGCCTGTAGTAGGCCGTAGCTTAAGTTCCCGAAACCGAGCGTTAGTCTGTTTGCACCTGACCTCAGCAAGTCTCCACTTACTGAGTGCGACATCGGCAGTATCAATCTTCGTATCTAAACCCTTGTACTTTTTAAGGTACTCAGTGATCAGATACTCCAACTGAAACATACCAGTGTCATTAGTTGCAATATCGGCCGAAGGCAGCTCTAACAAGGCTGCTTGGTTGTATTTAAAACACAACCACACCGATAAGGACCTTGGTGTATCGATGGACTCGCACAGAGAAAGAACAACTTTCTCCATAACATCGCTGTTTGGCGGGTTCATAGATCACCTTGCTGTCAGTACGGGGTAACTAAAGTCTCTACTAGCGAAACCAACTGGGTCTCGTTTTGGAGATTGTAGTTCATCTTCCTCAGATCCTTACGGTTCTGAAGAGATGCCCGTTCCGGCATCACATATTCCGTGAAGCTACGTGGAATATATGAGATCGTCGGCGCAGGAGCAATGCCGGAGACCGTGTTATTAGTCACGTTCTCAAGCGACGGCTCATGCAAACCGATGACAGCTCGATAGGTACGCTGAGACGAAGACTGTCCGGCCGCAGCCGCAGGGGGACGCTTCAGCTGATAGCTGATGCGCCAATACCCTACGGGAGAGGCTTGGGATTGGTCTTCGAACCAGAATACACCATCTTTGTCAGGTCCAAGGGGCACGAACGTATGGTTCACAGGAGTTCCCTGTGCGTCCGCAAGGACAATGTTGCTTGCAGCCATGAGTTACCTCACTTATTGATCCATCACTGGATCATGGGTTCTACTTCAACATTTGTCGAAGTAGTGATGCGAGGGTCAGTAAACGTGCAGACCCTAAGTCAACCTTAAACATCGGTTGACGAGGTAGAGGGTACGATGTTAGCTTGGTCCGAACAAACTGGCGACGTTTTATGTCACCACCATGGCCTGAAACTTCTATTGTGTACGGTGGATTGCTATAAGGAGCCTCAAAATAAGGCTTCTTTATGCGCTCCGTTCCGTCGAACGCAAAAAGTTCAGACACATAGCCGGACCTGAAACGGCAATTATACAACAACGCCGTCTCTGCAGCTCTAAGAAAAGAGCCGATATCGTATACCCAGTCGATCACAAACGAGTAAGGTGTCAGTTCCCAGGCAAGAGACACAGGATTTAAACTTGACCAACGGTCAAGAGTATTTCCCGGAATCTCAAGCTCAAGAACGATCCTACACGCCGCTTTTCCGTAGCCCTTATTAATGGACTCGAAATAGTGACCGCCTGCGTACAGCCCGGGATAACGACTCCCGAGCCCCTCTATTGGCTGGTGCGACGCTCCAGATACTCTCCGGATCGTTGACAGTGTGATATTCAGCGACTCATTAAGGACCCCAAAAAGGTCTGACATGAGCGGCTTCCAACCATACTGCCATTGGAGCCAGCCATTGGCTAAGTCCTTCGTCGTACCAAATCCCGAAGCTTTTGCGAAGTTCAGCATTGCTGCCGAACTCTTCATCATCTTCGTGACTTGGCCGAACTCGGCTAGGGTAACCCCTAAGTCGAGATCGCCACGCACTTTAGAATTAAGCTTCTCTAAAGCTGCGTTGTAGACGCCGTCTCGGACTTCACTCCATGAGGGACATCCCGGTTCGAATTGACCCGGGTAGTACCCGCTTTCAAGATCAAACACATAGCCCCACGTGGGGTAGGTAGTTTTCGCGATTCCCGACAGCCAACGGATAGTCTTGATGTCGTAACTCCAGCCATTAGGATCACGGTGATTACCCGCGATCATAGGGCCAGGTACGACAACATTCTTACCCATTGAGCCGTCGTTCCTCGTAAAATTGCCACCCCAGTAAGTCTTTAGTGTTTGAGTCCCAAAAGTGAAGCTGTTGTCAGCTTTCATGTAGTGGGGACCTCAATGACATACTTGGCGACAACCCAGATCACCAAACAAAACAACAAGGTGAATGAGTCTAGCTTAATGTATTTCATATAAGTCCTTCTTGTAAGCCACGATCTCTACCTTATGAGACCGTAAAGCCCCGCCCATGCTTAACTATTTAAGGAGGAGCCACATTATCGCCAGATAAGCGACGAAGACGAATCCAAGTTCTGGACTCATTTGGGTTTACGCTTGGTTTTGGCACGACGTACCCTCTTAGGTAGCGGTGGAGGAAGTTCACTTCCAACACTGCCGCCCTCGAGAGACGCTCTGCCAAGCAAGCGACCGAACAAGTCCATAATACTCGGACCAATCAATCGAAGCCAATCAAAACGATTCACGTGGCACTCCTCAGTAGTTAAGATCAACTATCCATCTTGGAAAGCAACACTCGAGACAACGACCAAGCAACTTGGCGATCGACATCTTCGAGGTAAGAAAGGTCCCAGGTCAATGCAGTAACTCTCAGAGTACGAGCAGAGCAATCAAAGATTTCTCTACCGTGCCCCTTGAGATACGCATTACCCGCGACAATTCGTGCTACGAAGACACGACGCTTTGCTGCAAGGGTGTTGCCACTCATGTTGCCTCCCATTTGGGGTAGTTGAATGCCGAAATTTCGG